ACTAAAGATAATGTTGTAAGCGAAGTTAAATTACAAGGTGAAAGTAAATCTGAAAAATACAATAGAGTTATAGGAACATTTACAAACCCAGAAAAAGATTATCAATCAGATACAGTTTCTTATCCACCATTTGATGATTCAGCATTACCAGTAGAAGATCAACACGCAACAATGTTAAGTGATGATAACAATACTTTACTTGAAAGAAGTTTTGATATGTTACAAGTAACTAGTCCATATCAGGCAGAAGAAATTTGCGAGAACATATTAAAGAGATCAAGAAACAATTTAAAAGCAGAAGTAACAGTAACTTCAGAAGCACTTAATTTATCTATTGGAGATATAGTTACAGCGACTTATGATACAGCAGGATTTAGTGCTAAACCATTCCGAGTAATGTCTTTAGCTATCAATTCGGATTCAACAGTAACTTTAGGATTAGAAGAACATCAAGATAACTTTTATACTTGGGAATCAAAATCAGAAGCACCAACAATAGCTGATACTGTATTACCAAATCCTTTTTCTGTATCTGCACCATCTTCTGTTACTTTAGGAGATCAGCTTATTCAATATTCTGACGGAGTTGTTATAACAGCTTTAGATTGCACAATCGGTGCATCACCAGATAACTTTGTGGATTATTACCAAGTAGAATACAAACTAAGCACAGATTCTACTTACCAAGTATCTGGTCAAGTTAAAGGATTAAATCATAGAATACTAAACGTGATAGATGGATTAATTTATAACGTAAGAGTAAAAGCATTTAACACATTAGGAGTACAATCAACTTATACTTCTGCAACAAGAACTATTGTCGGTGGAACTGCTTTACCAAGTGATGTAGAAGATTTTGCTTGTAACATTGTTGGACAAGATGCACATTTATCTTGGCAACAAATACCAGATCTAGATTTAGCTTATTATCAAATAAGATATTCAACACAAACAAGTGGTGCTTCTTGGATTAACTCAGTTTCTTTAGTTGAGAAAGTTGCAAGACCAGCTACTTCAGTTACAGTTCCAGCAAGAGTTGGTTCTTATTTAATCAAGGCAGTAGATAAAGCTGGTAACTTATCTGTCAATGAATCTATTATAGCTACTAATTTACTAAGTATTGGTAATTTTAATGCAATTACAACTCAAACAGAATCACCTTCTTATACTGGTAGTAAAACTAATTTAACTGCATCAGGAGGAGAGTTAAGACTTACATCTTTAGCTAGTGAAGGTGTTTATTTATTTTCAGCACCAATAAATTTAGGTGCAGTTTATACTTCAAGAATAACAGCTTCAATAACTCAATATGCAGAAAATCCTTCAGAACTTTTTGATAGTGGTAGAGGATATACACTTTTTGATGATGCCTTAGGTTCATTTGATGGAGATTCGCCAACATTTACAAATGCACATTTAGAAATAGCATTATCAGATGACAATGTAACGTATTCTTCATTTAGGAATTTTGTAATAGGAGATTACACAGCTAGATATTATAAATTTAGATTAAGATTAACTTCTTTAGATGGAGTTTCTACTCCAGTTATTACAGCATTATCAGTTACAGTAGATATGCCAGATAGAATATTTAGTGGTAATGATATTGTTTCAGGAACAGGAACATACTCAGTTACCTTTACTTTACCATTCTATTCTGCTAATTATGCAGTTGGTATTACTGCACAAGGCATGGCGACTGGAGATTTTTTTGAATTAACAAGCAAAACTACTTCAGGATTTTCAGTAGCTTTTAAAAATAGTTCTGGTACTGGAATATCAAAAACATTTGATTATATAGCTAAAGGTTACTAGATAGATTATGGCACAACACGATTACATTATTTCTAATGCTACATTCCCAGCAGTAAGAACAGATATTAATAATGCACTTTCAGCAATTCAAACTACAAATTCAGGAACATCAAGACCAACAGGTGCAGTAGCTGGTCAGCTTTGGTTAGACACAACTTCTGCAACTACACCTACATTAAAATATTATGATGGTGCTGACGATATATCTTTAGCAACTATTGACCATATAGGTAACACAGTAAACTGGTTAGATTCAACAGTATCAATTACTGGACTATCAACAACTGCAACAGGAACAGTTTTAACACTTTCAGATTCAGCAAATACAACAACAGTTAATTTAATCATAGACAATCAAAAAGAAATTCGTTTTAGAGAAACAACAGCCAATGGAACTAACTATGTAGCATTAAAAGCACCAGCTAGTGTTAGTGCTGATTTAACTTTTACTTTACCTGCAACTGATGGAACTAATGGACAAGCATTAATTACAAATGGTTCAGGAGTATTATCATTTACAACATTAACTGCTGATGGAACTGTTGATTGGGACACAACTGTTAAAACATCAGGATTTACAGCAATAGCAAACAAAGGATATTTTTGTAATACAACATCTTCTGCATTTACAGTAACATTACCTTCTTCACCAAGTGCTGGTGATGAAATTGTTATTGTAGATTATGCAGGAACTTTTGCTACTAATAATCTTACTATTACATCAACACCAAAAATAAATGGTTCTATAAATGATGTTTCACTTACAACAAATAGAGAAGCAACAAGATTAGTTTATATAGATTCAACACAAGGTTATATAGCTTATTCAGGAGTAAATGAAGGGACAGCACCTTCTTTAACAGATGTCCCTCCTGTTGTTGCAACTGAATATTTAGTAGTAGCTGGTGGTGCTGGTGGAGGTTCTACAGATGGTGGTGGTGGTGCTGGTGGTGGTGCAGGTGGTTATAGAAGTTCAACATTAAATTTAACAACACTTACAAATTATACTGTAACAGTTGGAGCAGGTGGTGGTGCTGGAGTATATCCTTCATCAATGAGAGGGGGGAATGGTTCAAATTCAGTTTTTTCAACAATTACATCAGCGGGTGGTGGAGGAGGTGGTGCATGGGTTGGAGTTAAAGATGGTAATTCAGGAGGTTCTGGAGGTGGAGGAAGTTATAGTGGTGTAGGTGGTGCAGGAAATACACCTTCAACAAGTCCATCACAAGGTAATGCTGGTGGAAATGGAAATACAAGTGGTGATTTAGCAGGAGGAGGAGGAGGTGCAAGTGCAGTTGGAGGTAATGCTGTGGCATCTACTAAATCAGGAGATGGTGGTGCAGGAACATCAAATTCAATAACTGGTTCATCAGTAACTTATGCTGGAGGTGGAGGAGGTGGAAAAGGTGCACCAGCAAATTCAGAAGGTGTAGGAGGTGCAGGTGGTGGTGGAACAGGTGGAACAAGTATTCCTGTTGCGGCAGGAAGTGGAACAACTAATAGAGGAGGAGGAGGAGGAGGAGGTTGTACTGGTGGTGGTGGTTTAGCTGGAGCAGGAGGTTCTGGTATAGTTATTATTAAATATAGTGATGTATATACAGTTTCAAATTCAGGAGGTGGTTTAACTTTTAGTACAGCTTCATCTGGTGGTTATAAAATTACTTCTTTTACTGCTGGTACAGGTAATATACAATTTAGTTAAAAAAAATTATGGCACATTACGCATTTTTAGATGAAAATAATATAGTAACAGAAGTTATTACTGGTAAAGAAGAAGGTAATTTCAATTGGGAACAACAGTATGGTTCATTTAGGGGACAACTATGTAAAAGAACTTCTTATAATACTCGTGGTGGAGTTCATATACTAGGAGGAACTCCTTTTAGAAAAAATTACGCAAGTGTTGGCTACACTTACGATCATCAAAGAGATGCTTTTATACCACCTAAACCAAATTTACCTAGTTGGATTTTAAACGAAGATACTTGTATTTGGAACGCACCAGTTCCTATGCCAACAACAGAATTAGAAGATAATCAGTATTATTTTTGGAACGAATCTATTATAAATTGGGAAATTAAAACAAAATAATAAAAATAAGGAAGGAAGATGTCAGAAGTAATCAAAGAACCTAAATTTGAAAATTCATCTTGGAATTTTGAATTAGATGAAATTAATCTTTACGCATTTTGGAATAACGCATTTTCAAAAGAAGAATGTCAAACAATTATAAACATAGCAAAAGACAAAGGTTTAATTAAAGGAAAAACTAAAACTGAATCTGATGTAAGAGATAGTAAAATATCTTGGTTATATCCAGTTGATGGTATGGATTGGGTATTTCGTAGAGTAACTGACATTACTTTAAGTCTTAATGAAAGATTTTTTAAGTTTGATTTATTTGGTTTAAACGAGGGATTCCAATTTACTAATTACGAAGCACCATCTGGTAAATATGGTAAGCACGTTGATAGAGGAATGAATATGCCAGTAAGAAAATTATCCATATCTATTCAACTTACAAATCCTAAAGAATATGAGGGTGGAGAACTAAAACTATATGATGGAGATGATGAAGAAGCTAGTGTTATGGATAAAACACAAGGAACTTTAATTATATTTCCTTCTTATGTGCTACACGAAGTTATGCCAGTAACTAAAGGTGAAAGAAATTCATTAGTAACTTGGGTAACAGGAAAACAGTTTAAATAAACTTAACTTATGGTAAGATCATAATATGATAACATTTATACTTGGAACTATCTTAGGAGTTTATCTTGGTTGGAAATACGAGTTAGCTATTAACGATTTCATAGAGTCAATTAAAATACATTTAAATATCAAGTAGTCTTGATTTTTGTTGCAACGCAACATATATATCCTAAAACTAAATAGGAGAAAAAATGTTTACATTTAAACTACCGACTTACGAAGAACTAAAACAAAACTATGAAACATACTTAAAAGATGTTCAAAAGTTTTACAAAGACTGGTATTCGGATATACAAAAGACTTTTAACAAATAACTTTATTAAAACACAATAGTTTGATAAACACACTGCATAATATTAATTGCATTTACAAACTTTGGATTGGTGGGTGTGTCTTGCT